TTATGCTTTTATAAAATTCATTGGTCTTCCATCTTGATATATATGAAAATCACCAAGTGGGTCATAATAAGCAAAATCTCTGTCATTTTGTAAAATATATAATGGATCTGTTACTATTTCTTGTAATGATTCACATACATCAGATACATTACTTATTCTATGTGGTAATCCAGATTTTCTAACTTCTTTAGTTCCTTGTGGTTTTTTATATAATATCCTATTTAATAGACTATTAAATTTAGCAAAAGTATTTTTATGGTATAAAAAATTATTTACTAATGAATTAATTAATCTTAAATCGGCACTTTCATTTTTTACTTGAGAACTTATATAATAAAAACTACCTGGTGGAACTTCTGGTCCCAAAATATTAAATCCTACATCTTCTCCACAATTTGGATCACATTCGGTTATTTTACATATATCATCATAAATTTTTTTTGAATTATGAGTTCCATCTTTAAAATAAGCTCGGCCATAATCTATTATTTTAACAATATATTTTGAATAAAATTTAACAATAGTTCCATCAATTAAATGATAATGATAAGTTATATATTCATCAATTCCAGCTTCATATAATAATACATTGTTTAAATGTAAATCATAATGAGTAAATTCATTTTTTAATGTAGCTAAAGGCATATAAATTTGATACAAAATATATAATAAGTCAAAATTAATTAATTTTTGTTGTTCTATTTGGTCTGGTTCTTTTAAAACATTTGAAAGAAAATTATATAATGTAATTGGATTTTGTATATGTTGTATTAAAATAGCCAAATATTTAGATTTTGTGCAACCAATAGAATAATCAATAGGTATAACTTCTAAACTATTTTTAATCAAGTTAACGCCAGCCATATTTGTATCTTTAACTTGTTTCCAAGATGCTTCATCTTTATAATAAAATAAACCATATGTTTCCAAAAAACAAGGAAATATTTTATTTTGTTTGTTTATAAATAAACCGACTTCATATTCATACATTAAATTATCTGAATCAGCCAGAATTGATGATTTTAATACAGCATACGAATCATATCCTTCTCTACTATATTTAATTTCAGTTACAAATCCATTTGCTGAAACAGACCCTATTCTTTTAACTGGTGATATGGCGTATTCAAAATTAACAAAATGATTAAAAAACTTATTAATAGTTTTTACTTCTGTTCCAAATGATAAACAGGCCCCAGAATCGAAGCAAATTGTTTTTAAAAAATTGGCTCTTCTCTTATTTCCAGTTTTAATCATAAATTTAGCGATTTTTTTTGACGCAGCTATTTTTTTATTTTCTTTTATTTTTTGTTCTTTTATTTTTTGTTCTATTATTTTTTGTTCTTTCATTTTTTGTTCTTTTCGTTTTCTTGTTTTATTTAATAAAAACTTTTTAATTTTTAAAGAGGCTTCTGATTTTGTAATTTTTTTAGTTTTTTTTGTCATATTACAATTTTTATCTAATTTATAAAATTTAGATATTCTACAATATTTTCTATTTCCTTTTGTAAATTGACATAATCTAGTTTTTTCTTTACAACTATCTTCAGGAAGTTGTCTACATTTTGAAAAACATTTTGTTTTTTTCATTTATATATAATATACAAATAAAATAGTATTTTTATCTTTCTTATCTTCCAGTCCATACTTTTATTATTGCTTTTGGAAGTTTGCCTTTTTTAATATCATTTTCATATTGGTCATAATTATATCCCCACTTTTGATAACTAAATATATTACCTAATAATGATTTTATATTAGAAATTGCTTGATATTCTGTAAAAAACATACAACCAAATATCCTTTCTAAACAACATCTATCTGCTCTTGTTGTTACTGAATTAATCATATTAGTAATTTTATATTTTTCTTCCAAACTAACTAAAAATGTATGATTAATAAATGATTGAACACCAAAACATCCATACCATTTTAAATTTTTTATCGCAAGTAAATCATCATTTAATAATTTATTTTGGATAAATTGTGAATTTTTTAAAGAATTTGAAATTCTTAATGTGTTTTCTATGTTTTCTTTGTCAGCAGGAAAAAACCAAAGTGGTGCAACATTTAAACCAATAAGTTTTTCAAAATTAATTCTTTTGTGAAAAAATACGCTATCGTGAATTATTATGGCATTGTCAAAATATTTATTTTTTAAATAGTAAAAATATGGCAACAACTCTCCTCTACGTTGAAATTCAGATTGAACTATTTGGAGGTTTTTATAATCAAACTCAGCTTTCACAAAACTATAATCACTATTATCATCTATTATAACTATTTTTTTTTGAGGATAAAATCTTCTTATACATTTTACAGCATTGTTCCAATATTTATTTGTTTTTTCTGAATTAACGTGCCTTAATATAATAAAACCATATACTTTTTGAATATTTGACATTTTATTATATTATATTATTATTTTTATTATTTTTATTATTTTTATTGTCTTTGACGTTTTGTTGTTTACACAAATGATGGAATTTTATCAATATTTATTATATCTTCAGGAACTTTTTCTTTAAAAATAGTTAGATATTGTTTAAATTCTGGTCTGTTTAATTGTAACTGAGGCGTATGATTATGGACGCATCGTGCAATCATTTTGTATAATTTAAATTCTGGATATCTATCTACCCCATTATTTTTATAAAGCATATTTATCCCTTTGTCATCTAAACACCACTCTACAACCAATTTTTTTATAGGGTCACACTTATTTAAATCTTTTATTTCATCCATATCTTCAACTAAATAATCAAATATAGAACAAGCTAAGCGACAAATATCAAAACTAAAGTTCGGTTCTAATCGTGGTTTTTTATCGTTAAAATATGGTTCTGTATTATATTGTGATGCGGCATCTTCTCCATGCTGAAAACTATCACTACAAAATAAATTTCCATTAAATTTATATATGCTCCTTCCAAAGTCAATTATTTTAAAAATTCTGCCAAATGTTGGAACTTTATAATATTTTTTTTTATAGCAATAATAAATATATTTTTTTTCTGTACTATTATACATTACATTATTCGTGTGAAGATCATTATGTGTAAAAGCAAACGCTTTTTGATATGTTATTAAAATCATTATTATCTGCATAAAAGCCGACAACCATTCTTCAGGAGTTAAATCACTTGTTAAAATAAGATTATCAAACGTATTTTCGCAGCATTCCATACAAATTGCTTGAACCGGAAAAGCAGGCATCGTAACATTTATTACTTCTTCAACTTCACTTTCTTCCGTTTCTTCTTCCCAAACTTCTGTTTCGTCATCTTCACCAGTGCCTTCATTTTCATCTTGTTCTTTATTATCTTCATTTTCATTTTTAACAGATAAATCATCGCAATTTTCACAAGTATCGCCTTCTTCAGTATAAGAACTTCTTGAAGAACAAGTAGAGCTTGATTTTAAAGTTACATTATTGGTGTCTTTGAAATCATTTTGACTATTGTCATTTATTACTTCAATAAGTTCCTGAGTTAACTTTAAATGGCCTTGAGTCTCATTTTCAGAAAAAACATTTTCAAAAATATCATTATTAATTGATTTTACAGAAACATTAGATTTAACACTTGAATTATAATCTATTTTAAGTGGTGTCAATTTAATTTCTTCATTATCAAGCAAGTGCTCATAATCATCAATAGTAAATAATACATTTTTATTTTTATTAAAATACTCTGAATTGTTTAAATAATCTAATTCATCAACTACATTAATAGTAAAATTATTTTTAACAGCTAAAAATGAGCCATAATAATCTACGCCGTGGTAAAATTTGTATGTATAAATCAAAATACTATTTAAATATAAAAAAAATCCATCAACATAAGCAGAGTTATTGGTATCCATATATTTTTTTAATGTGTTTGTCTCGTTTGATTCTATATTAGGTAAATTAAATAATTTTTCGTCAAAACAATATTTACCTACCAATAATTTATATGGGTCTATAAGAGGTGCTAATTTAAAAAATATATTTTTATATTTAATTTTTTGTGTATTAATGTTTTTAATTATGCAACTATATATTTGAGTATTTCTTATACTTTTATCTTTTAACTCTTCACTATTAATGTCCGAAATATACCAATTGTGATTGAGATTTATATTATTAAAATTTGTTTTGTTTAATGAAAAAAATCTGTTATAAATAGGTATATAATTTTGAATTTTAGAAAGAAATAAAATATTGGAACTTTCTAAACTTTTAAAAAGTTCAGAGTTTTTTCTTTTTTGATATTTGAGTTCAATCATTATTAGGTATTTAATATATAAATTATATGTTTTTTTAACTTATTTATTTATTAACTTATTTATTTACCTTTTACTAAATATTTTCTGCGTTAATCTAAAATTATAAAAATATAAATATTAGACAAATGACATTAGAACTTAAAAAGTTTGATATGAAAAGTATTAGTTTTAAATCTACGGAAAATAAAGGACCTGTTATCGTTTTAATCGGAAAACGTGATACTGGAAAATCATTTTTGGTTAGAGATTTGCTTTATTATCAACAAGAAATACCTATTGGAACTGTCATTTCAGGAACTGAAGAAGGAAACGGATTTTATGGAAAAATGGTTCCAAAATTATTCGTCCATACAGAATATAATACGGCTATCATTGAAAATATACTCAAACGACAACGCACCGTTTTGAAACAAATTAAAAAAGAAGTTGAATTATATAAAAGAAGTACCATTGACCCACGTGCATTCGTCATTTTAGATGATTGTTTATACGATGCGACATGGACGCGTGACAAGATGATGAGGCTTTTGTTTATGAATGGCAGACATTGGAAGGTCATGTTGGTCATCACAATGCAATATCCTTTAGGTATCCCTCCGACACTCAGAACTAACATTGATTACGTCTTCATTTTGAGAGAAAATTATATCGCAAATAGAAAGCGTATTTATGAAAATTATGCTGGAATGTTCCCAACATTTGAGAGCTTTTGTCAGGTAATGGATCAATGCACTGAAAATTATGAGTGTTTAGTCATAAATAACAACTCAAAGTCTAATAAACTACAAGATCAAGTGTTTTGGTATAAGGCAGATAACCATAATGACTTCAGATTGGGCTCAAAAGAGTTTTGGGAATTGTCAAAAGGAATTAACTCTGACGACGAAGATGAAAAATATGACCCTGGTGCTGT